TCCTTGGTGAGCTGATAAACGATGGCGCATACCATTTCCATGTGAGCGAGTTCTTTCGCTCGTAGAAGATGCAACGAATGAAAAACGCCGCTATTTCGGCACTTTTGGAAACACATCAATTTCAAAATCAGAACGATCCTGCCCCTTTTTGTTTCGTTTTGTCTTTGTGAACATGATTTTTTCAATTAAAACCTTTAAAGCGCTGTTCTTTTCGGGAATTGTAAGTCTACCCCATTCGCCGAGCAAATTCTTACAGCGCGGAACGAAATTTTTACGGTTTGCCTGTAGTGCGAGTGTGGCGTGAAGGTCGTTCTGCGCGGAGATAATGTGCTCCATACATTCTTTTACGCGTCGCTCAAGAGCATTTGACCGCTCGATAAAAATTTCCTTCGTATAGATACCCTGCTCGAGAAAATCAAAAAGGGATTCACGTTGCTTTAAAAGTGTTTCATGTTCTTTTTCAAAATTCTTAACAATCGCTTCTTTTGCAGCGACGTTCTCCACGTCTTCGGGCAACGCGTCAGTGAGCTCGTATTTATCTATGTAATTCCGCAGCCATTCCAACAAGGCGAGCTCTAACTCATCAATTCGGATACCGACTGTAGGGCATTCAGTATATTGACAAATCAGAATGTCATAAGGCGTTTTAGTATGCGCTTTTTTACGAACCATCAGCCGGCCACACTGGGAACACCGGACAAGACCGGCAAAAATATTCTGAATCGGTCTGTCATCACGCACCGGAGCGGAGCAGCTCCCTTTTGGCTGGTTGGCACGCTGGAAAAGGTCCGCGCTGATCCGGGGCGGCCAAACTGCATCGGCAAGAATATAATCTGACGAGTGCGGGCGAGAACGAGAAATTTTCCCATCTTTGACCGTACGAACCGTTTTCCGATGTCCCCAGCGAACTTTTCCGATATTTGCCGGATTAGATATAATTCCTTTTAGCGTGGACGGCGTAAACGGGCGTCCGCTTCTTGATAAAATTCCCATTTCGGCCATATGAGTACATGCTTTTTGATAACCGTATTGTTTATTGCCGCATAGATCATACATCAGATCGAGCACGGGGGATTCGGTTGGATCGGGAGCAAGAGAGAAGTGCTTACCATCAGGAGCGATAACGCGACGCCATCCGTAGGGCGGTATATTTCCGACATAATATCCGTCAGAGCTGCTTCGTTCTCTGCCACGCTGCATCCTGCGCTTAATTGTTGCGTATTCTCTGCGACTCATAAACAGACTAAATTCAAAGTATTCGTTATCGTACTCGTTTGCCGGATCATACGTCTTGTTAGGAGTAACGATCTTTGTGTTTGAGTAGAAAAATGCACGCTGTACCCGCCCTTGATCGATCGTATCTCCGCGGGCGAGGCGGTCAACGTCCATAACAAGACATCCGTCCCACATACAAGACTCTACTTCGGCCATCACTTGAGACATCACCGGGCGGGAATCAATACTGTCGCCGGAGACGACTTCGCGATAAATTGCCCCGATCGGAAGCGACAGCGTTTTGGCAAGCTCCAGCAAAGTGGTGATATGGCGCTCGAGCACATCGATTCCCAACGCTTCGAGATCAGCATCCTTCCTTGATTTACGAGCATAAATAAAATAAGACATTGCATCACACTCCTATGTAATTATATGTAAAAAGGTATAAAAATAACAGCTATCAAAAACAGATGTTCTGATTGCGATAGCTGACCGAAGATGATACAATATTTTTTGGTTGGAATGCTGTAGCATCTCCGGAGATGTTATAGTTAAGCCGTCCTATCTCTGCTGTGCGGAGAGGGCGTGTTGACCGCTCCTGTTGACGCAGGGGCGGTTTTTCTATCTATCTTCCAGTTTCTTTTGCTCGCGTTCGATCTGCTTAATGCTTTTAGTTGGGGTGGGGAGATCCTCTGGCATCGTTCCCCCTAATCGTGAAATAGTATCACGAACTTCTTTACCGACGTTATAGTGCGTCTGGTTGGCATTTTCTTTCCCTTGTATATTATCACGTTTAATTTTAGCCTCTGTTTGTGTGGCGCGAAATAAATTAGCGGCAAGTTCTTCATATCCCATATGGTCAAGGATTTTTTGAGATGGTTTCAATCCCTTATGGTGATGGATAGCCTTTGCACCCATACCACCGTATAAACCACGATACCCATAATTTTGAAAGATAGCGTAATCAAGGTTTGTTTCAACTCCTGCATTTTTTGCGGCTTCTACTAATAATTTATTATGCTCTGCCATTTCACGTCTGATAGCTAATCTCTTTTGGTCTTCATTTAATTCGTTAAAATTATCTATTAATTCTTGTTGTCTTGTCTTTACGGCGAAGTATGTCTGACCGAGAGCAATCACCTTTTTCCGGGAATCGCCATTCTGTACAATTAAATAACATGCATAGCGGGAGAGTGCGTAATCTGTAATTTCTTTTGTTGCAGATTTAGGCATATCTATCGTTTTGTTGACTTCAACAAAATGATGAAAGACATCATTTCCGCTATTTTCACAAGCGGTTACAGCTCTATCAATAACTCTAGAAAAGTTGCGCCACTCAGTATATTCTAGAGCACGCTGAAGTTCTCTTGCGTACCAAAACTCCTCTCCATATTCATTGATATGTTTAATGGATTCAAATAAAGATTCGGTATAGCTGTTCTGTTCATCCTCGGTAAGAGCCTTACTAAGAACACGATCATGTAATTCAGTTAATTTGTTTTCAAAATCATCCATTTATCACACCCTCTTTCTAACTATTTGGAAAATCTAGATAGTTGACATTTATGGTACATTTGCTATAATGTACTTAACAGGATAGCCGGAAGGTGACTGCACCTCACCCGCTCCGGTGCAACTTAAAAAACTATAAGAAATAGTCGTCAGCTTTGTCAGGGCAGGACGGCTATTTTTTATGCGTATAATTCAGAATGGCTACAACCAAAAGCGCAATGCTTATGATCAAACTGAGTTCTTCATATGTACTCATAATTACCACCCCCCCTCCACAGGATTCTCGGAATGGGTGGAAGCTCGTCCTCCGGCTACCCTGGTAAATACATTTTCCTTCGTATATGCTCCGGCGACTTTGGGAGTGTCGGGTATATTTCGTATAACGTAAAAGACCCCGTATTACTACGGGGTCTAAGTTGTGCAGGTAAACTGCATTGTCCTAATGTTATACACGCTAAGGTGTTTTGTTCTATAACATTATATGTTGGTATGCCCCAAAAGTCAATACTTTATACTATAATTATTTACCAATATATAATTCGCAGATTTTTTTATCTATTATATTTAAACTTTCATCGCTTAATTTTATACCTGCAAAAGCATCGGAATAATGCAAAGGTTTTGTTATTCGTATTTTGCTAATTGTTGTGATTTGAGAAACTAAGCCAATGCTTCCAGTTTTCATTAAATCAATTTCTTTTTGCACCTTATCGGCTTCCGTTGTATCTACTGTAAAAGCTATCGTTATTTTCTCTCCGGCATACACCGGATTTGGCGATACTTTCACATCTTGAATTGAATTATTGAATTTTTGCATATACTTTTGATGGAGCTTATCATATATTTCGTTTCCCAAATCAATAGTGAATTTATTAGGTGTGGTATATTCTTTTTTAGATGAAAGAGGAAGTACGGTTAATATATCGGAATAAGGGGAGTCTTTTTTATTTAAAACAACCGCATAATGCAATCCGCCTTCTTCATGACCAATACGAAAGCCTAGGTCAACTTGAATAATTTCACCTCTTTTGTATACTTTATTTTTTGAAGCATCAAATGTTTTTTCTTTTTTAATAAATCTACAATATGTATTGATCCAATACGAAAGCAGATTTACTTTTTTGAGATGGGAATCGTTTTCTGTTGTGCTGTCTTCAGGTGCTTTTTTAATGTGTGCTTCAAGCAGCTCATTAAGGGTTTTTATAGCTCTTTTTTTATTTCCGATGACCTCATTTTTATCGAAAAAATATTTTTCTTTTTGTTTCATAGCGTTTTTACTTCCCTCTCTTTCTTTTGTCCCCTGTTCCTTTAACACCACTTTATATAATCACCGTAGTGGTTATATCTTTAAAATTTAGCTCTTAACTCAACAACTCGCCCGATAATTCTTACGGGCTTATTTTCTATCTCTTCATTTGAAAAGAACATAGGTTCGTAACAAGGATTACTTGAAACAAGTTCTATACCGTCTCGGTATTTTCTAATCCTTTTACAAGTAGCCTCGTCCCCGTTTATTGTAGCGATTACAATATCCCCACTTTCGGCGTCGTTTTGCTGCCGAACGATCACGACATCGCCGTCGGAAATTTTGGGTTCCATACTGTCACCCTTGATTTGAAGCCCGAAGAATTCACCAGTTCGAGCCATCTCCAGTGAGATTTCTTCTGTATCTATAATATCGGTAACGGCATCGATCGGGATACCGGCAGCAACACGACCGAGAACGTTAATTATAATACCTTGATTTTTGCGTGAAATGCTAGTAACAAGTTTACTATTTACATATTCAGAACCGGATTCATCAAATAGAGCTCTCCTCTTTATAGAGGTTCGACCATAAAGAAAATCCATATCAACATTGAAATAATCAGCAATTTCTTCATATTTTTCAACACTTGGAAGACGTTGACCTGTCTCCCACATAGCAACGGTACTTTTAGAAACATGAAGAACTTTAGCTAATTGCTCTTGACTAAACCCTCTTTCATTGCGAAGAGCTAATATTATATTTTTGAAATCCACTATTATATTCACCTGCCTTTATAGAAATATCTAGTTTATAAAATTATAATATCACTTTGTGTGAACTATGTAAACACAACATATCACTTTTAGTGAAAATGCACAAAACCAAAAAAAGTTCACTCAAAGTGATTGACAAAGGAAAATAGTAATGCTAGTATGAAAACACAAAGGGTCACTAATAGTGAACAGGAGGTGATAAAAGTGGATAGGAAAAGGATAGGCAAAAAATTAGTGGAATTGCGCGGAACACGCACACAAAAAGAAGTGGCACAAGCTATTAATGTTTGCCAGAGCACATATTCGATGTATGAAAATGGTGAAAGACTTCCTAGTGATGAGGTAAAGAAGAGAATTGCAGAATATCATAAATGCTCTGTGCAATTTATTTTTTACAATTAAAAATCACTATAAGTGAGAAATGAAGGAGGTGACATAGATGTATATACATGAAGCGGTAGAAAAAGCAGTGAAAGAAAATGGAAAAATCATCAGATCATCCGCACGGAGACCGGAATCCGACATATATTCCGAGATTACTCCGACGAATTCTTATGATGCGTGTCTGATCACGGTATTGCATGATGGAAAACCGAGAAAAACAGCAGGGCGATGGAATCCGACAGCGGATGATCTGATGGCTGACGACTGGACTGTTATCACGGAATGAATTTAGAGATAAAGTCAGCAACTGTCAGCAGAGTTTCCTTTTTCTGATTCTCCATCTTTACGATGGCGACATCGGAAAGGGAACAATCGTAGATTGTATCGTCGGCGTAACTATTGTCGAGAAAACCATTACGCCCAAGTTCGCGCAGAACATCTTCAACGTCTTCGAGTGACCAGTCCGGAAACAAAGATGCATGAATCGATTCTGCGGAAGAGAAACATTTTGCACGAGACCGTGAAACATTGCCATCACGGCGCACAAGGTATTCCTTATAGAGCTGATACAGAACAGTCTTAGCTTCTTTTGTAAGCATAGCAATAACTCCTTTCCCTAGTGTTCCGTAACACCACGAACCGGTAACTAAAGTATAGGGGATTAAGAGAGATAAAACAAGCGTATAATTTGCAACGCTCTGGGCGTAGAAATCGGGAGATTTATCAAAAAAGATAGAGGAAACAAAAGAGGAGGTGACGTAGATGTGGACATTTATATTTTTGGTAGCGGCGGTGTTCTTTGCAATTGGATGTCTTAAATGGAAAGTGTCGACGCTGGCTTTGATTTACTACATGGAGAAAAACCGGCACAAGGTTCCTAGTAAAGAAGAGATGAAAGAGTGCACCGGTTTTGTAGTGAAAAACATGATAAAAGATTTAACGCACTGGGCAGGTAGTCATTAATCATTGAGGTTAGCAACAAAACATAACAAAAAGGAGGCGATGAAATGAGCGTTGTAACGCGGAATGTGTCTGAATATGTGAGAAAGAAAGGCATAAATTTATCAGAACTATCCCGAAGCACAAAGATACAGTACAGGGCAATTTATGACAGTCTTGCAAAACCAGAACGCGATAGGGATCTTAGAGACCATGAGTTGATTAAAATTTGCACGTTCCTCGGAGTCGATCCGATGGACTTCGCAGATAAAAAAGAAGCGGAGGAGGCAAAACCTTGATAACAAACATCGTAAAAAGAATATACCGGGAAATAAAAAACGCAGAAGAACTGGAAAACCAAAGAAAAGAACTTGAAGAAAAAAGCGAGAAACGCAATAGAGAAGTAAAAGCGTCTGTGTGGCTCGTAGAATCCAAAGCAAGAAGTAACAAAGAATGGACCAAGATATATATAGACAAAAAGCACAAAAAAATAGCTGCACTTGCAGGGACAAGCACAACTATAGGGGTTATTTGTTTGATTTTGTTGAAATTTTATATTCATCAAGCACGGTCTTTTTCGCTTCGTTTAGCGCTTCTTGAAGGTAAAGTATTGTAGCCTCGTCGGTGGGAGAATCAAGAATTTCTTTCTTTATTTCTTCATAAAGACGGTTAATGGCTTCGAGAACTGTCATATAAGCTACCTCCTTTATTGGTTATTATGATAAAAAATTTTACCACAACAAGAAAGTATAAACAAGAGAACGCAGCGCTTTATTACATAGGCTTCAGAGATAAACTCCCTACATTTTGTATGGATTTTGAAGCAAGACCAGATGAATTTACATAGACAGAGAAGAAAAAGGAGAAGTATTGGAAATAAAAACAATGTAAAACATATTAGACACGACGATGCTTTTAATACTATGGATATCAGCATTTGCCGGACATAAAGTAATGAAAAAGATACAGCCGGAAATTGCAAGACTGTATCTCGGATATGCGATATTTATATGCATATTAGTCACGGGTTTCGCAGTAGCTTACCAATTTCGAGGTTGAGCTGCTCCAACAAAGGGCGTATCAATATCGCGACTCGAAAAAGATTGCAATATAGGAAATGCAACCATTAAAAAATGGGACGAGTCAGCGCCTAGAGTTGACACATTAAAAAGGTTGCCGACTACTTCGGAGTATCTATCGAATACTTCCTAGAGTAGTGTAACAGGAAAGGTGTCCGATAAAAAGGACTTTGAACCAGAAGAGGAGGTGAAGGTAATAATGAGAATAAAAATAATTTTTCACATAACAAGGATGGACGATGTTAGTGATGTTTTGAAGAAAGCAGAAGAATTAAAGAAAGAGCACCCCCATACAGAAATTAGTATAGAGGTTCTAGTATAGAAAGATTATTTCTTTCTGATTTCGATGGCTTTTAACCCAGTTGTAGAAATTGTGTAGCTTGTACTAGAACTATACAGGTAAATCTCTGAATGAATCCTAAAATGCTGAGATGCAATTTCATCGCCCGAATATGTTCTTATTCCGGATGAAGTAGGAATTTCGATTTTATCTATATTCGTGCACAAGTGATCATTTCCATCGAAATATGAAAAATAAACATCATACATATGTTTGCTCTCCTTTCTTTAATACTCGGACATGGCAGTGTCCTGTATTAACAGTATAGGAGATTTTAGGGGACAACGCAACACGTACAACCCGTAATACATAAACATAAACAGGAGGTGAAGAACGTGATTGTTGAAGAAATCCATATAAGAGGTGCAACAATCCGAGTGCATGACGACAGTTATGTAAACCGTACAAAAGAAGAGATCCAAAGCAGTATAGACGCATGCAGTCGGATTATCAGAGAAGCATTAATACGAAAAGAGAAAACCGCGTAAGCGGTAGAAAGGAAAGACAAGCATGGAAGAGATTAAATTACCGACAGTGCCGGAACTGTCACTGATCCCGATCGAGCGGAGAAATTTTCCGGAAGCGGATCACAAGCGGGAGAAACGAAAGATCCAGCGCAAAAGAAAAGAAAGAGACAATGCTGCAAGAGGACTGGTCACAGTAACAGTCGCCAGCATGATGTTAAACGCGGTGATGGCTGTGATCATTTACATCTTGCAGGCAGGCCCAATCTAAGGAGGTGAACAAAGAAATGAACGAAGAAATAAAGAAAGACGCCGAAGAAGAAATGAACTGCATCTTAGAACTGCTCGAAGAATGGTGTCTGAAATACGATCAGGATTATGCAAACGCGGTTGTGCTTGTGAAACATAATCAGATCACATCATGGGGAAGTATAGGAAATCACGAAGACCTCGTTTGCAGAATAAAAGAGCGCCCATAAATGAGGCGGCAACCTCTGGGCGCATAGTTAAAAAATCATTTTTATTATAACAGAAAGGGTGAAGAAAGTGAAGAAATTTGAATTAACAAATGAATTTATTACAAATATGTTCGGGACAAAGCTGTTCCGCATCCGTGCCCTTGTTGAGTTCGGCGATGTGGAAGCCGGAGAACTTGGCGGGTATGTGGAGAAGGAATCAAACCTTGGTCATGACGACAATGCGTGGGTGTACGACAATGCGTGGGTGTACGGCAATGCGCGGGTGTACGGAGATGCACAGGTTTCCGGCGATGCGCGGGTGTACGACAATGCGTGGGTGTACGGAGATGCGCTGGTGTACGGCAATGCGCGGGTGTACGGCAATGCGCGGGTGTACGGCAATGCGTGGGTGTACGGCAATGCGTGGGTGTACGGCAATGCGTGGGTGTACGGCAATGCGCTGGTGTGCAGCGATGAGGACTATGCATACGCTCACGGTTTCGGATCTGTCAACCGTACAACGACCTTCTTCCGTCTCAAAGATGGCGGCGTGGGTGTGCGGTGCGGATGCTTCTACGGGACGCTTGCACAGTTCCGGGATAAGATCCGGGAGACACACGGAGAAACAAAGAAGGCACAAGAATACCTGATGCTGGCAGACCTGATGGAACTCAGATTCGAAGAGGATGAAAACGAAGTAGGAAATAGAAAATACGTTGAGTAATGAAAGAAGATAGTGTGATGTTAAATGCGGTGATGGCTGTGATTATTTACATCCTGCAGGCAGGACCGATCTAAGGAGGTGAACAAAGAAATGAACGAAGAAATAAAGAAAGACGCCGAAGAAGAAATGAACTGCATCTTAGAACTGCTCGAAGGATGGTGCCTGAAATACGATCAGGATTATACAAACGCAGTTGTACTTACAAAAAACGATCAGATCACATCGTGGGGAAGCATAGGCAATCGCGAAGACTTTGACGTTTACAGAACAAAAAAGCGCCCATAAGAGGCGGCAACCTCTAGGACGCATAGATAAACAACCAAGATTATTGTACGGGAAAGAAAGGAATTTGTAAAGATGATTAAATGCAGTAAAGGCAATGTGGAAATAAAAGGAAATTTAATATTATTAGAAGCAGAAACAGTCATGATATTAAGAGGAATAAGAAACATCCTCGAAGAAGAGTACGGAAAAAAACACGCAGAAAAGTCAATGCAAAAAATAGTTAAAACATCCACAATGACGCAAGAAGAAATAGAAGAGGAAATAAAAAAATCAGCACAAGAAATAGCGAGAGAAGCAGCGAAACACCTCATGAAATGAAAGAAGAAGTTATTTTGTGGATCATCCGCTGGGGAGATCCGTACGCATTAGAGTGCAAGACAATGACCAGATCGGAAGTCGAAGCGTATGCGCGCGAAAAGCAAAAAAAGCGCGGCGGTACATATGTAATCAATTAAAAAAAGCGCATCACAGCAACTGATGCGCTTAAAAGATGGCGTTCCCGCCTCTTGTTAGGACAAATATATTGTATCAAATAAGAGGCGGGAAGTCAAGCGATACACGCGGGGACTCCCGCTTTTAAACCTCGATAAAGATATTAAAGTTAGGACAGATAAAAGATGGCAACACGGAGAAAAACGTACAAATTACGGGGCGGAGACGTCTACGACGTAGAGGAATATCCAGACGGAAGATATGGAGCAAAAGGAAAGGCACGGCAAAAGAAAAAGAAACCGACGCCGGAACAGATGGCGGCAGTCAACCAAGCCAACCGAGCGAAGATATGCAGACGATTACTGATCGAATATTTTGATGCAGGAGACTACTTTGTAACATACACCTACAAAGTCGAGCAAAGACCGAAAGACATGACAGTGGCACTAAAAGACTTACAAAAAGCACTCCGAAAGCTCCGTCCGAAATATAAAAAGGCAAACACTCCGTTTTACTGGATCAGAAACATAGAGTGGGGCACAAAGGGTGCATGGCACATCCATCTAGTCATTAAAAAAACATCAGGGGCGGCAGAATGGATCGAAGATGCATGGGAACACGGAGCAATCTATATTACGCAGATCAAAAAAAGCCGGTTTTACGATGAGGATTTTACAAAACTGGCAAACTATATGACAAAAAACGAAAAAACAAGAGAAAAACGATCGGACGGAAGCAAAGGAAAACCGCGACTAAAAGAAGCAAGCTACAACCATGCGAAAAATATGCCGTTACCCGAACCGAAATCCCAAAAACTTGTACGCTGGCAAAAAGAAGTAAAACCCAAAAAAGGCTATTACATCGCAAACAGTTACGAGGGGATCAACCCGGCTACGGGGATGAGATACCGCAGATACACACTGATCAGAATCCACAGGAGGATTTAAAATGAAAACAGTAAATATCTACATAGAAACCACCATAAAATCCCCCATTGTAAAAGATGGGAAATACGCATCCGCCCTAGTATTTACTAGGTCAAACGGAGAAGAAGCATACCGGGTCATGAGTGGCGAAGAGTGCGAATCTACTTACAACAGATTGACGCTGATCGCAATCATAAAATCATTACAAAAATTAAAAGAGCAGTGTCATGTTGTAATTCACACTGATAACGCTTATATCAAAAATATTTCAGAACAAGGAGCGCCGGAGAAGTGGCGGCGATCCGAGTGGAAAAAAGCCACAGGCGCGGAAGTCCAAAATAAAGAATTATGGAAAATGTACCTTGAGGAAGCGGAGAAACACGAAACGGAATTTCGCTTTTGCGCCAGCAATGATTATCAGGGATTGCTAAGAGAAGAACTAACATAAGGAGGACACCATGAGAATTACAAAAGAAGCAAGATGCGCGAAAAACGCAAGGGAATACATCGGCAACCGCCCAAGACTCGTTGAAGGAAAGATATATACGTTGATTTTCCGGCAGCAGCCGGAAAGAAGCGAAAAACACACTGCCATCAAGAAACGGATGCGCTTTTTAAAAGCGTTTCCACACCACGCACTTTTTGAAAACCCTTACGGGATCAAAAGATCGTTTACTTGGTGGGAAGTGGAAAAATTACTGAAAGGAGAGCAGATATGATACAAGATATTGCAATCGAACAGTTAGACATACACCCGCAGAACGTGCGGAAGGTATACACCGACATTGACGAGCTGGCGGAAAGCATAAAAGCTCGTGGCGTAATGCAAAATTTGACTGTAGTACCAAACCCGGACAAAAAAGACCACTATCTTGTAGTGATCGGAAACCGAAGACTGACGGCAGCGAGAAAAGCGGGATTGAAAACAATGCCCTGTTCCGTTGTGGAAATGACGGAAAAAGAGCAAATATCAACGATGTTGTTGGAAAACATGCAGCGCAGCGATCTATCAGTAAGCGAGCAAGCACAAGGATTCCAGCTCATGTTGGATTTGGGAGAAACAGAAACAACAATCGCGGAAAAGACCGGATTTAGCAGAAGTACAGTACGACATAGGTTAAATCTTGCAAAACTGGATCAAGAAACACTTACGAGGCGCGAAGAAAATAAGGACTTCCAACTCACATTAACGGACCTTTACGAGCTGGAGAAGGTACAAGACATCAAAAAAGGAATGAAATCCTTAAGACTGCAGTATCGTCACGCGAAATCGCATGGAAAGCAAAACAGGCCGTGAAAGAAGAAAAAATAAAGAAAAACGCTCAAATAGTGTTTGAAATACTGGAAGAAAAAGGAGTAAAAGCTGCGCCGAAAAGAGCGAAAGAAGAAAGATGGACCGGAAAATGGAAAGAGATAACAAATATTGATCTATCACAGTGGGAGGATCAAACAAAAATCGATCTGCAAGACACAAAAGATCAGCTCTATTATTATCAATACTACGATAGGATCTATGTAGTAAAAAAAGTAATACAAAAAGAGCGGGAAAAAACGGAACAGGAAAAGAAAACGGAGAAAATCAAGGAAAACAAAAGAAAAATAACGGAAATCCTGAAAAGGATGAGAAGGGAAAGGAACGATTTTATTAAAGAACTTGTGTCGGGAAAAATCACAATACCGAAAGAAGTTGATGTAAAAGAAACAGGCTGGAAGATCATGATAAACCGGATAACGGACGGCGGAAGCGTAGCACACATGAACGCGGTGTATGGATTTTACGGGATCGAAAACGCGTACGAAGCGAAAGAAGAGGAAAAAGAACGGATCGAAAAAGAATTTGCAGAAATAAGCCAAGAAAAGCAAATGCTGATCCTCTTGACCCGGACGGCAGAGCCGTACGAAGCAACTGACTATTACGGACACTACGAAAAAGGGATGAAATGCCTAAGAGACTTCTATAGATTACTTCAGCAGATGGGGTTCTCATTTCGATCACTGGAAGAACTAAAGATCCTAAACGGGACTCATGAGTTATACACACAGGAGACGGAAGATGAGCATTGACTATTCGGACATGGCTTTCCCGAAGCCGGGAAAGAAGAAAAAACGGAAAATCCACAAAAAAAGCATTTTAAACAGTCAAAAGGGCATCTGCTACTTATGCGCCCGGTTAAATGGTGACTATTCCGTAAAGCAGACGGAAGAGCATCATATCCTGTTCGGGGCAGGACAAAGAGCAATATCCGAAGAAAACGGGTTAAAAGTAGACCTATGCATTGAACATCACCGGACGGGGCAGCAGGCAGTACACAACAGCCGAGAAATGAGGGAGCTGCTCTGTAAAATCGCACAAACGGAATTTGAAAAGACCCACACCCGAAAAGAATGGGAACAGATCGCAAGGAAGAACTATCTTTAGTACCTCCGCCGTATGGCGATGATACATATAAAATGTCACGCGCAACCAGTAAATACAGGTTTCCCCGCCGTTTTATGCGGCGGGAGAAAGGAGAAAAACGTGAGGATTTTAAAAATTAAAACAAAAACAGGCATCAAGACCGTTTATAACGTGACTGATTGGGGATGGAGCGCCGAAACAGGCGACCTTTATTACAGATCCGGAAAAGAGCTGCATCACGAATACTGCATAAGCGCCGAAGAAATTATAGTATAAAAGGATAGAAAAAAGGATCAATCAAAAACCCGCTATAAACAGTAATTACTGTTTTAAAGTGGGATTTTGACATCTCGAAAAAAAGGATGAAAAAGAGAAAAAACAATGGCAAAAAGAAACGATTACATAACAGGACGGGAAGATGGGTTATTAATGGCACTCGAAATCGTCAAAAATGAGGGTGTCGAAGCGCTGGAAAAAGAAATCGAATTCAGGAATGTCACCGGAATCCGTACCGCCTTAGCAAAAAAAGACATTAACAGGGCGACAATCAAGATCAAAGAACAGACAGTAGACACAGTAACAATCCTTTCCGTGGCAACCTTACATGACGAGTTCGGCTTCGGAACACAAAGATGCGACCGATTTATTAAGAGGTTTAACAAAAAGGCGGAATGCATCATGGATGACATGGCAAGCTGGAACGATTATATAAAAACGATCAAAGAGGAACTAGGGATTGAGCTAGGAATCAGAGAGAACAAGTAAGGGGGCGAAGAGATGGGGAGATTTGAAATTGAGTTTGCACAATTTACCAAAGTTGTGGTGGACGCAGAAACCGAAGAAGAAGCAAAAGATTTAGCGGCGATAATGGACGGAGAAGAAATTGCAGAACACGACACACACGAATACAACATCTGGAACATACGGGAATTAATATAAATTTTTGATGAGGTAGAAGATGAACAGAGAAATACTTTTTAAAGCAAAGAGAAAAGATAATGGTGAATGGATACAAGGTTATTATTATCAAATATGGCAACAAGGCTATATTTTATGGGGAATGATAAACAATATGCCAGATATGGTTGAGGTTAATCCAGACACACTCTGCCAGTGCACAGGACTTACCGACGAGAGAGGTCAGAAGATTTGGGAGAATGATATATGCAATAGAAAAGAAAAATATCCTGAAATCGTGACATACAATAAAGGAGATTGGCAGTTAGATTACAGTTATGTATTTGGAAAAGAGATGCACACAGACGCTTGCAATCTTGGATTTTATGTATGTGAAAGGAACTGTGTTGAAGTAATCGGCAATATTTTTGATAATGCAGATTTGTTGGAGGTGGAGAGATAAATGAAAGCACCTAAAGAAATAGCAAGTAAAGCAGAAAGATATAAGGAGCTAAAAAAAGAAATAGATAAACTTTATGAAGAATTGGAAGAGTTTGCTAATGAAAATGGTTTTGAGGATTTTTGGATAGACGGTTTTGGGGTATCTCAAGAACCAAACGGAGAAGAACAAACAGATGGAGAATATTGTGACCAATGGATGCGCGGGGAAGATTCCGGAGATGGAATATATTACTATCCGATTGAAGGAAGTACGCAATATTTTTGGGTAGCATATTCATTTTGATTGGAGGTGAAGTGATGCTAAAACCAGCGCAATTATACAAAGAGGAATTAGAAAAACTTTTTTTGAGGACATGGTACGACCTTAAATATATGTTCTATAGCGGATGGACAGGGAGCGAACTACCAACAATTCCTGACAATAATTATGACGCTCATCATTTCGCATCAGTTGATAACAATGGAAATGTGATTGGGTACATATCTTATCGTATAAGTTGGATAACAATGAGTGCAGATAACTTCGGAATTATAAGTTTTGGAAATCATATAGAGTTCGCAAGAGATGTTTATAAAGTGATTTGTGATTTATTTGAAAAACACGGCATGAATAGAGTATCATGGAGTGCATTTGTCGAGAACCCAGCAGTTAAAGGATATAGAAATTTTATTAAAAAGCATGGCGGTAGAGAGTGTGCTTATCATAGACAGGTTGCAAAACTACTGGATGGAAAGTTGCATGACGATGTGGAATTCGAGATTTTAGCATGTGAATTTAAGAAATAGTTTGTTGGAGGTGGAGCAATGAAATATAAATGCAAGAAGTCTTTTTGCGTAGATAGATACGACGAAGATGGATTTCTAATCGAAAATAGTTCGATTGTAATCGACGAAGGAAAAGCTTATGAATTAGATGAAAGCGGTCACATGATGATTGGCGGTCAAGACCATGTTCATATTGATGCTGTAGATTATGGTTCGTGGCTGGAAATAACCAAAAAGCATTTTGAAGAATACTTTGAACTGTTGAAGGTGGAGTGATGGAAGATGTAGAAGTTGTAGTTAGGTGTATTCCTACCTCTGTTGTATTTGAATGTCCGTATTGCGAAGAAGAAAATGAATATGATTATTCAGAATTCTGTGATTTATGTGGACACCCGTCAGATTGGGATTATGAAATATTAGAATGTCAAAAATGCGGAAAGAAGTTTGAAATACAAGGTCAAGAATGGAGTTGAGAACATGAACGTACTAGAGAAGATTTTGGAAGAGATAGATAGGTTAGATGATCCGTATTTTGTTGGCTACATAGACAGATACAAGGTAAAAGAAATCATCCGTTCTCACATGGATGACCAAAACGGTGATGTTACCGAGAAACCAAGCGCCGCCGAACTGATCCGAGCGCAGGGGGCAGCAGTTAAGGATGGAATCCGTATTGGAATACTGGAGAAGAACGAGGGGCAATAATAATGCAGAAATGGGAAGAAATCGAACAGAAAAAAGAATACCTCAAGGGATATATAAAAGCAAAGAATAGAGAAACTTTAATAAAAGATCAAATACAACAACTAAGACTCGGAATGATGCTTCCGGCGCTGCAAGGTGATGGAATGCCGCGGGACAGCAGTCAAAAGGATCTATCGGATTGCTACGCAAAAATCGAAAGCCTCACGGATGAGTTGAAAAAAGAATGGATTGAAAGCGTGATCCAGTACGAACGTATCAGGAAAGCAATAAATAAAATGAGCGACGAGCAAGAAAAAGAAGCGCTTACAAGATATTACATACTCAGAGAAAAGTGGAAAGAAATAAAAAATAAGATGGGGGTAAGCGAGGCGAAATTATACAGGATATATGATAGAGCCCTAGAAAACTTTGAAATTTTATAAAAATTTTAGAAAATGAGAGTGAATGAGAGTTCAAAATGTGATATAGTATAAACTGAATTAAAAGACAAAGAGGGAAATAACCCTCTCATAACCACGCGCAAGGACATCCGAAAGGGCGTCCTTTTTTTGAAAACTATTTTGAAAGAGAGTGATGACATGTTTTGCAATTACGATCAATACAAAGATAAAGAGGTAGTTAAAAAGCATGAGCAACTTTTAAAACAACTAGGAGAAAAAGACAGAGTATTTTCGCTGGAATGGAACGGAGAAAACATCACACTGATGGAATGTTGCGACTATTGTTTTGGACATGATTTAACCAAAGAAGAGTGCGAAGAATTGTCGGAAGTATTCCGAGAGTTAGCAGAAGAGCTGGGGAAATAAAGAACAGCGGAAGCAGATAAAAGAATTGAAGAAAAAGTAAACAGAGAAATACAAGGGGCAGCAGGCGAAAGTCGGCTGCTTTTTGTATACAAAGAAAGAGGGAAAACGAGAATGGCAAAAGAATTTGCAAGAAGCTTCTACAGCTCCCAAAAATGGAAGAAATGCAGAGAAGCATATATAGCAAAGAGAAGAGCGATCGACGGCGGGTTATGCGAAACATGCAGAGAACGGCCAGGATATATTGTACATCACAAAATCGAACTGACGCCGGAGAATATCAACGACGCAAACATAACGCTAGGAATTAATAATTTAAAGTACGACTGCCATATTTGCCATCAAAAAGAGGGGGCAAAAGATGGAGAAGCAGAGAGACTTATACGCTATGAATTTGACAAAGATGGAGATTTGCGCGAACTCCCCCCCATAAATTCATAATTTTTTTAAAAACCGGCTGACCACAGTCGGAGAAACATCTAACACACAGGAAATTTCGCGCGAAGGGGTGTAGGTAAACGCGTTAAAAGACAACGAAGAAAAGAAAGGAAAAGGTAAAAGATGGGGTAAATTATAACGAAAAAAGCAAAGACGATATCATAAAGGCAGAAAAAAGAAAACTTGCGGGAATCTACACGAGGCTTGATAAAAAAACAAAAAAGTCGGTGGAATCGCTTGTGGATGAGGCGGCGTTTATGGCAGCGTCTTTATACGAACTAAGAAAAATCATAAACGAAAAAGGATACACAGAAGAATACCAGAACGGAGCGAATCAAAAAGGGATAAAGAAATGCTCGGAGGTCGAAATCTATAACACGATGATAAAAAACTATTCCGCGATCATAAAACAACTTACAGATTTATTACCAAAAGAACAAGAAAAAAATGCACCGCCGCAAGATGATGGGTTTGAAGGTTTTGTAAATGGCAGAGATGATTAAATATCCGCTCGCATATAATCCGATCTTGGAATACTGGGAAGAAATAGAAAAAGGAAATATCAATGTAGGAGACAAGATACGCAGGACATACAAAAAAGTCGTAAAAGATATAAAATACCCCGGAGAATATTTTTACTCCCCCAAGCGAGGAAATCACATATTAGAGTTTGCGGAAAACTTTTGCAGGCATTCAAAAGGAAAATGCGGCGGGAAACGCGTAAAGCTGGAGTTGTGGGAAAAAGCGCATTTAGCAACAGTGTTTGGATTTATCGATATCGAAGGAAATCGCAAATACAGAGAATCAATCCTCATTGTAGGGAAAAAGAATGGAAAGTCATTGTTAGCATCGATCGTAGGTCTGTACATGCTGACGGCAGACGGAGAAATGGGTCCGGAAGTGTACGCAGTGGCGACGAAAAAGGATCAAAGTAAAATTATATGGCTTGAATCAAAAAGAATGGTTAGAAAATCACCGGCTTTAAGTAAAAGAGTTAGATCGCTCGTGGCGGAACTGGATACAGATTTTAATGACGGAGTTTTTAAACCGTTAGCGTCCGACAGCGACACGCTGGATGGGTTAAATATACATTGTGTGCTAATGGATGAGATTCATCAATGGAAGCAAGGAAAAGCGTTATATGACATCATGGCGGACGGAGTATCTGCGAGGGAACAGCCGCTTGTGTATATTACATCGACAGCGGGAACAATCAGAGAAGATATCTACGACCAAAAATACGATGAAGCGGAAATGGTCATCAACGGATACGACGACCCGGAAGGATACAAAGACGAACATCTCATTGCATTTATTTACGAGATTAACAACAGAAAAGAGTGGACGGATGAGAGTTGCTGGGAAAAAGCGAATCCAGGACTTGGGACGATCAAAAATAAACAGACCCTTAAGGACAAAGTGGAGAAAGCAAAGAAAAATCCGCTACTTGTAAAAAACTTGCTATGCAAAGAGTTCAATATCCGCGAAACATCGTCAGAAGCATGGCTGACATTTGAGCAGGCAAACAACACGGAAACATTCAGCGTAGAAGACTTAAAACCAAGATACGGAGTCGGAGGAGTAGACCTGTCATCAACGACAGACTTAACAGCGGCAAAAGTACTGTTTAAGATTCCTGAAAGCGAAAAAATTTATACACTCTCTATGTATTGGATACCGGAAGACCTTGTGGAAAAAAGGATCACAGAGGATAAGATCCCCTATGATATATGGATTGAAAAAGGATATGTAAGAACGTGCAAAGGGAACAAGATATCGTACAAAGATGTCAAAGCTTGGTTTGTAGAGATTCAAGAAAAATATGATATCTACATAAATATGATCGGTTACGATTCATGGAGCGCGGCTTACTTTGTAGAGGATATGCAGGAATACTTCGGAAAAACGGCAATGATCCCGATAATACAAGGGAAAAAGACGCTATCACAGCCGATGAAGAACTTGGGAGCGGATTTGGAAAACAATTTGATCGTATACAATAACAATCCGGTAGACAAGTGGTGTCTCTGCAACACGGCTGTAGATATCGATCGAAACGACAATATTCAGCCGATTAAAACGAGTAAGCCGAGACGAAGGATTGACGGAACGGCGGCGCTGCTCGACGCGTATGTAGTGCTGCAAAATAATTATAACGAATATATGTCATTGATTTAACGCCATAGTAGGCGTTATTTTTATGCAAACGGAGGGAATATGAAACCATTTTGGAAGAGAGAACCAACAGAAAAGACCGCGAAAAAAGAAAAGAATGTGCTGCAGATGGTAACAACTACAGGCGAACTACACTATGCATGGAACGGGAAGTTATACGAGAGTGACATTGTGAGGGCGTGCATACGCCCAAAAGTGAAGGCGATCGGGAAACTTACAGGGAAACACATCCGAGATGATCCGGCGGGAGGGCTGAAAGTCAACCCAGATGCAAACATCCGTTTTTTATTGTCAGAACCAAACCCGTATATGACGGCACAGCAGATGCAGGAGAAAGTGGCAACGCAGCTTTGCCTAAACAACAATGCGTTTATATTAATTGTACGGGATGAAAACGGGAAAGCGATGCAGATGTACCCGATACCATGCACAATGGTAGAAACAAAGTATAACGATACAGGGGAATTGTTTTTAAAATTCCAGTATAGAAACGGAAAAAGCGGAACATTTCCGTACAAAGATATCATTCATTTAAAACAAGATTATAACGAAAATGACATTTTTGGAGAAAGTCCGGTGGAAGCGATCGCGCCTATGATGGATGTAATAGGGACGATTGACCGGGGAATTATAAGGGCGATTAAAAACAGCGGCGTTGTAAGGTGGCTATTAAACTTTAAAACCTCCATGCGAGACGAAGATATTAAAAGCAATGTAGAAAAATTTGTTAGGAATTATTTAGCGGTCGAGACGGATACTTTCGGAGCGGCGGGAGTAGATGCGAAAGCAGACGTACAAAGAATTGAACCGAAAGACTATGTACCAAACGCAGCACAAACGGACCGGACAATAGAACGAATCTATTCGTTTTTTAACACAAATAAAAAAATCGTGCAAAGTGACTACACGGAAAACGAGTGGACGGCATACTACGAGGCAGAAATAGAGCCGATTGTTGTACAGATGCATCAAACATATACAGTTGGGATCTTCTCAAGGAAAGAACGAGGGTTTGGAAATCGAATTGTTTTTGAAGCAAATAATCTACAGTGCGCCAGCCTAACGACAAAACTTGCGTTTCAGGCGATGGTAGACCGCGGAGCAATGACGCCGAACGAATGGCGCGAAACAATGAACATGACACCGATACCGGGAGGGGATCAGCCGATCAGGAGACTTGACACGCAAGTTGTAAATCTTTTAAAAGACTGCTTAAACAAAATAAACACAGAAAACTACGCAGCTATGACACAAGTCATGGTCATGTTGTTAAAAGGGAAAGAGGTGAAAGAAGACGAAACATAAGATCGATATAAGAGGCGCAATCATCCCGAATGATTACAAATGGATTTATGACTGGTGGGAAGAAGACAGCACTTGCCCACGAGATGTACAAAAAGTAATTGACGCAGTACAGCCGGGGGATGAAATTGAGGTTTACATTAACTCTCCGGGCGGCGTAATTGATGCAGGATCAGAGATTTACACACTTTTGCGGCAGCAGGATAACGTAAAAATCTTTGTTACCGGACAAGCTTGCAGTGCGGCGTCGATTATCGCCATGGCCGGACATTGTTCCATGACACCGACATCCCTTATGATGGTACACTGCGTGAGCACAGGGGCGAGAGGAAATCACAGCGACATGGAACATGCTGCGGAAGTGTTAAGAACAGCGGATAAAGCTTTAAGCACGGCATATATTGCGAAAACAGGGATGAGCGAAGAAGACGCCCTTGAAATGATGGAGGCAGAAACATGGCTTACAGCGCAACAAGCAAAAGAAAAAGGCTTGATTGATGCGATTATGTTCGAGGAGTCGGAGAGAGAAATATTGGCAGCAGGACACGGTTTTCAATTACCGTCACAAGAAGCAATGGAAAAAGCAAGAAAAGCAATGAAAGAAACGGAGACGTCGAAAGATGAATCTGTTTTTATATTACAGCAAAAATTAAATTTTTTAAAATTAAAAGGAGAAAAACGATGAACAAAAAGCAGTACAAAGAAAAAAGAGCAGAACTGATGAACGCAGCACAGGTTTTGTTGGATCAAGGGAAAGCAGCAGAGGCGGAAGCGAAAATGGACGAGGTGAAAGAACTCGATGACGCATGGGATGCGATTGCGCAAGCACAGGCAAATTTTAACGCATTAAACAAAGAACCGCAGGCGATGAGCCCGTTCGGAGCAGCAGGTGAAAAAATGAATTTCACAAACACAATAAAAGAACATGAAGAAAATATGTATGATACCGAGGAATACAGGAAAGCGTTTATGAATTATGTGACGAGAGGAATCGCGATCCCGGAGAAATTCACGAATACGAATGCCAACACAAAAACGACAGACGTAGGCGCGGTTATTTCTCCGACGGTTATTAATCAGATTATTGAAAAAATGGAAACGATCGGCATGATCGTTCCGCTGGTAACAAAAACGGCATACCCGGCAGGGGCGACGATTCCGACGTCGAGTGTAAAACCGGTTGCAACTTGGGTTGCAGAAGGTGGAACATCGGACAAACAGAAGAAGACGACGGGGCAGATTGATATCAAGGGGTACAAATTAAGATGCGCGATTTCGATGACGCTTGAAACATCGGTGATGTCCTTGAAAGTCTTTGAAACGGTATTTGTAAAAAGCGTATCAGAAGCGATGGTGAAAGCACAGGAGCAAGCGTTTATCACAGGAACGGGAACAGGTCAGCCGAAAGGCGTCTTAAAAGAGACGGTTGTAGCAGGTCAGAACGTGGACATTGATGCAAAAGCAGAGCCGGGATACAAAACGCTGATTGATGCAGAGGCGGCGCTTCCCCTTGCCTATGAAAATGGTACGGTTTGGAACATGACAAAGAAAACATTCATGAAATTCGCGGGAATGACCGACGCGAACGGACAACCGATTGCGAGAACGAATTACGGCATTAACGGAACGCCGGAAAGAACGTTATTGGGCAGAAGAGTTGTTTTGAATGAATATATGCCGAGCTTAGACGCATCATTGAAAGCAGATACGGTTGTAGCATTTTTGTTTGACTGGTCGGATTATATGTACAATACAAATTATGCGATGCGTGTAAAAACTTACGAGGATGACGACACAGAAGACCAGATCACAAAAGCGGTTATGATTTGTGACGGAAAAGCGATTGATCTGAACTCACTTGTGACTGTAACAAAAAAGTATTCGGCGTGATGGAAAATCACGTTATTTACAAAGAAAGAACTACAGCGGCAGAGTTGAAAAAGGCCGCAAAGTTGGCAGGGATAAAAAGATATAGCAGCATGACGAAAAACGAGCTTTTGGAGGCACTGAATGAATCGGGAAGTGAATGAGGATTTAATACAAAAACTAAAAGCAAGAGTGCGAGCGATGTCAAAAGCGGCGGAGGATGAGATCAAGGATCTTGTCCTCTCGTGCAGAAAAGAACTCGAACTGGTAGGAATATACGGAGATGAATCAGACCCGACATACTATCAGGCGGTTGTACTGTATTGCAAAGGGAATTACGGATACGATGAAGACACAGACCGCTTCAGAACTGCATTCGGAGCGCTGCGGGACGCAATGAGTTTATCGGGCGACTACGGCAAGGAAAAAGGAGAATAAGGTGGACACACTTGAATTAGTATGGGAGACAATTACGAAAGACAAAGACGGATTTCCGATATCTAAAAGCCAGAAATACGAGGCGTATTGTCGAGAGAAATCCGTGAAGAGACAAGAAGCTTATGAGTCCATGAGAGCGGGCGTGAAAGTAGAGGCGGTTTTTGAAATCCGACAGGAAGACTGGGAACAGACAAGACACACTGTAAACGGTAAAACAGAATATGCAAGGAAAGTAGAACACGACGGAAGAGTTTACGAAATAAAGAGGACATATAAGACGGGAAAAGCAAAGATGGAGGTAATTTGTGGGTAATGGGATTTCGGTTAATGGGGTTTGATGAATTTGCAAGAGAGCTGGAAAAACTTGGGAACATTGACGAATACGCGCCGGAGCTTTTAAACGCGGCAGCGCCAACACTCGAAAAAGAGTTAAAAAACCAAGTGTCAAAAGCAACAAATAAAGGGTATGCGACGGGAGACTTAAAAGAAAGCATCAAAGCAAAGAAGCCGGGAAAAAACGTGTACGGTCATTATGTGATGGTAACAGCAGAGGGAAAAGATAAAAAAGGCGTTCGGAACAATGAAAAACTTGCATACTTAAACTACGGAACACAGAAACAACAGGCTCGACCCGTCATATCACCCGCGATAAAATCATCCGAAAGCGATTGTTTAAAGATAATGCAGCAGAAATTCAACGAGGTGACAAGGTGAGCGTAAATGAAAAAATAGAACAAGCGATCGGAGAACTATTCAGCGGGAACGTGTGGCCGTTAAAATGCCCACATGATTCTGCACCGGATATATATGCGATATACAACCCGGAAATAGAAGAACCGGGGTATTATGCAGACGACGCGGATGAAGACTGGGCGCAGCACATGCAAATACATGCTTTTACGAAAGGGAATTACATAGGAATGCGAAAAGAAGCCCGAAAAAAGCTAAGAGAGAACGGCTTTATTATTACGGGAATTTACACAAACTATGAAAAAGAAACAGGCTACAATCATTTATGCATTGAATGCTATACGGAGGAAGAGTGATGGCATATGTAGGTTTGACACACCCGGTGATTGCGGTTTACGAAGAACGAAACGGAGTGGTGTCCTACAAAAACGGAACAAGATTCGGAAAAGCTGTAAAATATGAAATATCGCCAAATTATGAGGATGTAAGTGACTATCAAGACATAAACGAAACAGATCCGGAAGAAGAAATAAGAAGCGCGGACATAACACTCGAAATAAGCGAAACGTCAGAAGGTTCAGAGGGGGTTATATTCGGGTATGAAGTCAATGCCGATGAAACGATAGCGAATCAAAACAATAGGGCAAGCCCGATCGGACTAGGGATTGTAACGAGAGAAGTAATCGCAGGAGCGACGAGTTACGTCGCATATTGGATACACAAGGTCTTATTCCGCGAAGAAGGACGGACTCACGAAACGAAAGGGGATGCAATCACATATATAACCCCAAGTGTAAAGGGAACGGCAACCCCGGATTATAACGGAAACTGGAGAACAAAGAGACGTTTCACAAGCAAAGCGGAGGCAGATGCTTGGATTGATGAAAAGGCAGGAATTTAGGAGGAAAAAATATGGCATATGTAGGATTAAGAAAACCGATTATTGCAGAAATAACAGGAGCGAAAGTATACGGAGAGCCGTTTGCATTTGGAAAGGCAATCGGGCTGCAGGTAACGCCGAACTACGCAGAAGGAAGTTTGAACGCGGACGACGCACAAGTGGAATACGACAAGGAATTTAATTACGCAGAAGTAACATTGAATACGAGCACAATCCCGATCGAGGCGCACGAAAAAATGTTCGGGCACAAAGTAAATGAAGGAAAAACGGGTGCAACCTTTAATAAAGACGATCAGGCGAAATATGTCGGAATGGGTTGGATATCCGTGGAAAAGGTGGACGGCGTGAGAAAGTTTATTGGAAACGTACTGTATAAAGTAAAGTTTTCAGAACCGTCGGAGGATTACAGCACAAAAGGTGATTCGATCGAATACAAAACCCCGTCAATTACAGGTAGGGCGATTGCGAACGAGGACGGGGACTGGAAAGATTTCGAGGCGTTCGACGCAAGCGAGGATGCATTAAAATGGATCAACACAAAATTCGGAAAAGTAGAAGGATTGTAGGAAAAGAAGAGGAGTAGCAACATGTTTGAAAAGACAAATTACATTGAATTATCAGGAGAAAAATATCCGATCAAGTGTGATATTCTCGTATTGGAAAGGATACAGGATAAATATGAAGACTTGTCGGAATTTGAAAACGGGCTAAACGGCTTTACCCCAGCCGTGGATGAAAACGGGGAATATAAAAGAAATGAGGAAGGAAGACTCGTCGGATTTTACGGAGAACCAAAAATAGAAACGCTGCGTGATGCACTTGAATGGATGGTACAGGAAGGGATCGAGATCGAACGGGAAAACGGAAAGGAGATCCAGGAAGTCTCAGGAAAAACATTAACCAGGAAGGTGGATATGGCGCCGAAGGAATTAGCGGAAATTTTACACGCGGAGTTTGCAAGGTGTTTTAGAAGAAAAAACCCGAAAACCACGCAGAGGGAGAAGAAGGGGAAAGAATAAACTTTGCGTGGGTTATATTTACAGGAATGCAGATCGGATACACCGAAAAAGAGATCGCCCACATGTATTTTGGAAAGTGGGCAGATCTCTTCAAAGAATTTAAGCGGATGCACAACTACAAAATGAAACGAATGATATTTGAAGAGGAGAACTTAGAGTATAATTATCATTGGCAAAAATAAAGGGAAGAGATCGAAACCTCTTCC